ACTGGACCAGTATAGTTATCGTTGAGTGAACCATATGGATCGTTGACATAGTATCCCTTGCCATCTGGTGTCTTGCCGATGACTACACACATGTGCCCACCAGTAGGAGCAGATAAAGAACCCCTGTGGAGAATACCAATAACAACGGGTTTGCCTCTATCAAGGCTCTTATCAATGTCAGCGAAAGAAAGATTATAGCTAAAGTGTGACTTAATGCCATAACCTGCCAGAACTTTCGTCTGAACCGCATGGTCAGTCGTGTCGCCAATCGCAAATACTTTCTTGACATACTCATCGTCGCCCTTGATGCTGCCAGGCTTGAGGAAAGCAAGACACATAGCGCACGATGAACTGTTACAAGTTCTATGTGCATCTCTGTAGTTATCTACTTGATTGAAGTATGGAACTGCAAGAACTTCTGGAGTTGGTGGTTTCGTTCTAAAGATACCAATCCAATCGCTCTCTGAGTCATCTAAAAAATTAGCAGGTAGGTTATCTTCTAACCATTGAACTGCCGCCACATGGTTTGAATTACCATCATCATAAAATTTAAAAAAGTTATGAAGATCTAGAGTCATTTTTCTCTCCGAATAAACTAATGAAATACTCTGCGTCTACCACTGCTAGTGGCTTCTTACCATTCTTTTTAATAACAACGAGAGGTTCATAGTCACCCGAATTAGCAGACGCCTGTTCATAGGCATCCCATATATTTAGCTTCTCCACATTTTTACATTCAATGCTATGTGGAAACTTTAACCTAGCAGCACGAGCCATGATAAGGTCTTCACCACCAGCACCCATAGAGCGTGATTCAATATCTTCTGGATGAATATCAAGTGCTTCGATTAGTCTATCTCTTACCCACTGTTGCAGACGGCGACCTTTCGCTTTTGCTGAACTTGGATTCATAATAAAAAACCTCCATGATGGAGGTATTTATCTATTCAGTTGAACCAGGGGTCTGGAATTTTCGTTTGAGTGCTGCGAGTATCCACGCTTGTGATAGACTTTTCGGTCCCTCCTTTAGGAGTTTCTCCAGTTTTTCTATCTCTCTTTTTCTCACAGTTTAAAACCAGCGAAAGTATCTTTCTTAACATCTTGTTTAATACCGCCAATGACATAACTCTCCACCTCAGTCTCCTGTGGTGCAACTTGTAGACCCTTAGAAGACAACCAGTGCTGAGTCCAAGGCAGTGGATTGTTTGACATAGGAGTATCAAACACAGGCTTCAACCCAATCGCTCTCATACGACGGTTAGCAATATACTCAACGTAGGAGTTGAGCAACTTATCATTCAATCCAATGATGCTGCCATCCTTGAATAGATACTGCGCCCATGCTTTCTCTTCATCAACAGTCTTTTTAAACTGCTCTACTGTCCATGCTTCTTCTTCTTTAGCAATCTGAAGCATGTCTGGGTCATCTCCATTAAGCCAGTTTTTGATAATGTTCTGTGTAAGAACAAGATGTTGGCTTTCGTCTCTTGCGATGAGAGAGATAATTTTAGCGGATCCCTCCATAAGTTTAAGTTCACCAAAAGCGAACGAACATGCGAACGAAACATAAAACCTAATCCCCTCTAGAATGTTTACATTAACTACAGCGCGATAGAGTTTACGTTTTAAATCATAGAGAGTTTCTTTGGCAGCAGGCACACCTTCAAGTTGATGTTGCCATTGATTACCAGATGAGTATTCTTGTGCTGCTTGAATGAAATCATCATATGCTTCAGTTACACTCTTCGCCCTATCAAGGATATTCTGATCATCAAGGATAGTATCAAATACTTCTGATGGGTCAGAATAGATATTCTTAATAATGTATGTATAAGAGCGAGAGTGAATCATCTCCATTGTCTCCCAGATAGTCATCGCTGACTCTAGTTCTGGAAGAGAGCAATAGGGAATGAATGCCATACCAGGACCACGACCCTGCACAGAGTCAAGCATAATCTGATACTTCAGATTAGAAGTATAGATATGCTTTTGTTCTGGGCGAAGCGTAGCATAGTCAGCACGGTCTTTTTGAAGAGAGACCTCTTCAGGTCTCCAGAAGTATCCAAGTTGCTGTTGAGTTAGTTTATCAAAGATAGGATACTTGAAGGTATCATATCTTTGAACTCCCAGTGGAGCACCGAAGAACATCGGTTGCTTCTTTACATCCACATGTTTTGTATTAAAAACTGTCATCCCATCAACTGATGGGGTGGTCTCGGTTAATTTAAATTTTGCAACTGTCACAATCTTCTTCCTCCTGGGATCCTTCTAGAATTGAATTGAGTAAACTTTCTACTGACTTTTTCTTCTCCTCGTCATCTTCGTCTTTCTTGATATCATATGTATTCTGATAATAAGATGTCTTCCAACCATACTTGTATGTGTTGAGAAGATCTTGTGCCATCACACTAACAGGAACTTCAGCATCTTCGTAATGCTCTGGATTATATGACCAGTTTCCAGAAATCGCTTGATCGAAGAACTTCTGCATAACTGCAACAATATTAATATAACCAGTATTCCCAGGCATATCCCAAAGAAGCGTGTAGTGATTCTTAAGTGCTTGATACTGGGGAACAATCTGCTTAAGAACACCTTTCTTCGACTTCTTAACGGACAGGAAGGCACGGGGAGGTTCGATTCCGTTTGTCTCATTTGACACAACGGAACTGCTCTCCGATGGCATTTGTGCAGACAATGTTGAGTTCCTGAGACCGTGAGCCAAGATGGATGCTCTAAGAGTTTCCCAATCATAGTGGAGAATATTTGATACGATTTCGTCTACATCTTTCTTGTATGTGTCAATGGGAAGAATCCCATCAGCGTATTTAGTGCGATCAAAATAACCACATGCTCCCTTTTCGATAGCAAGTTGATTAGAAGCTTTCAATAGATAAAACTGGAATGCTTCAGTAAGATCATGAACTAGTTGTGTAGCAGCAGAATCAGAATACTTAACTTGATTTCTTGCTAACCAGTGAGCGAGACCAATGTAACCAATACCTAGTGAGCGGCGATTGCGTGTGGATGCTTCAGCAGCAACCACAGGATACTCCTGGTAGTCAATCAACTCATCTAGCGCCCTCACAGAGAGGTCACAGAGTTCTTCTAGGTCGTCTAGGTGCTTAATCTTACCTACGTTAACAGCAGACAGAATGCACAGGGCAATCTCACCATTAATATCATCAATGTGCTGCAGAGGATTAGTTGGCAGGGTAATCTCTTGGCAGAGGTTACTCATCCAAACTTTATCTTTGAAAGAAGAATGCTCGTTACAGTGGTCGATATTCATGATGTAGATACGACCAGTCTCTGCTCTTTCTTTTAGGAGTGAAAGAAATAGTTCTTGAGCGCCAATAGTTTTTCTTGGAATAGAAGCATCTCGTTCGTAAACGCCATACAACTCGTCAAAACCAGCAAGCCCAAAAGCATCTGAAAGACCAGGCACGTCATGTGGTGAGAAGAGAGAGATGTCTTCGTTACGGATGAATCGCTCATAGAACAGTTTGCTGATTTGAATACTGTAGTCTAACTTACGAACGCGGTTATCCTCAGTTCCTTTGTTATTTTTTAATACTAGGATATCTTCTATTTCCCTGTGCCAGATTGGGAAGTGGACTGTCGCGCTTCCTCCTCGTATACCATTTTGCGTACAGCAACGGACAGTGCTTTCAAACTTTTTGAGAAACGGTATAACACCAGTGTGGCTGACTTCGCCACCTCGAATTTTAGAGTTGAGAGCGCGGATTCTGCCTGCGTTGATACCGATGCCCGCCCTTTGAGCAACATAGCGACCAATAGCCATGTCGCTACTGAAGATGCTATCAAGGGTGTCATCAGAATCAACCAGCACACAACTAGCGAACTGTCGCAGAGGCGTCCTAACTCCTGCAAGGATGGGAGTTGGCACGTTGATTTTGTGCTTGCTGATTGCGTCGTAGTATCGCTTGACATAAGATAGACGATTTACTTGGGGATACTCTGCAAAGATAGTTGCAGCAACCAGCATGTATGCATACTGTGGTGTCTCAAAGACACTTCCACTGCTTCTATCTTGCACCAAATATTTATCTACCACCTGGCGAAGACCAGCATAGGTGAAAAGATAGTCACGGTCATGATCAATAAAACTATTAATTTTATCCCACTCTTCATCAGTATACTTACCAGCAAGCTCTTTGTCGTAAATGCCTTTTAGGATACCTTTGGTAAGATGCTCACCTACCGTGGGGAACCCGTGCTTCCAAGTAGGTCCAAAGACTTGCTTATATAGACCGAACAAGAGAAGACGAGCAGCAACATACTGATAATTTGGAGCGTCAAGCTCAATGAGGTCACTAGCTGACCTGATAAGAATTTCTTGAATTTCGTTTGTAGTGATGCCATCGTAGAACTGAATTCCAGATTGAATTTCTACTTGTGATGGCGACACGCCTGCGAGACCACCACAGGCACATTCTACCATTGTATGAATCTTATCAAGGTTAAGAGATTCTGTAGATCCATCACGCTTTTTAACTTTGATGCCGTTACTCATATTTTCTTCCAGAGGTTAAATTTTACTTGTGCTTCTAAACCAGAATAGGTATTACATTCTACCACAGATTGCACGTTATGACCAGCCAGAAACATATCATTGATATCTTTTTCTTTAATACTATCTGGCCAAATAACTACTTGATTTCCGTGCTGTATGGTTTTGTTAATACGCTCGACGATTTGTTTGTTCCTTGGCTCGTTATCGTATATCCAAGTAGGATTGTTAATCCCCCAGTCACCAAGACTAACATCAGCTCCACACATAGCAAGCGAGTTAAATAAGAAGAGTGAGTCAAACGGTCCTTCGGTGATATAAATGTTTTCATGTTTGTTTATACGATCAAGTCCAAATAATTTAGGATATTGCTTATCCAAGATGGTAGTGATATAGCGAAGAGTTGCATTCTTGTTAAGAGATCTCGCTTGATATCCGAATACATTTCCATCTTCCGAGATTAGTGGGAGTATAATTCGTGGTTCTTTAATTGTATTTTTATTATTCTCCCAAGCGTTGAAATCCTCTGCGTAGTAGAAGTTTGAGAAAAAGTTCTCTGGTATCTTTCGGTTGAGCAGATATTGCTTTGCTGGGTGTGTAGTATTTAGGGATTCGATACTTGGAAGTTCATTAAAAATGTTCTTCTTGAACACTGGTTTAGTGACAAATGGTTTGAAGTCAGGCGTCTTTACTTGATAGTTCTTACCTGTCATACCTTCCTTATAACGCTCAAGCACATACTCATCATGGAGCATGGCGTTTTGATCTTTCAGAAACTGAGAGAAGTTACGAGTAACGCCACAATTATGACACTTGAAGACAAAACTATCTCTCATAGTGAAGAGATATCCTCGTGCTTTATTCTGCTTTTTCTCTGAGTCGCCGCAATATGGGCAACGAAAGTTGTAAGTTCCTTTCTTTTTTTCAGTAAACTTGAGGAGTTGTGAAGAGACCAAACCAATATATTTGGTGTCAATATAGTTCATTTTGTATGGGTGGTCGTTGCTCCTCCCATAGTAGCACCGTTGTTTCCGACTGTCAAGAGGTTGCCAAAGAAGCTAGCAGACCCAATAATTACAAGTGCTGCTGTTCCAATGCCAACACTAATCCACCTGAACGTAGCAAGATCATTTACTCTGCCTTCAAGTTTTTCAATACGTTCTTTGACATCTTTAATTAATTCCAAAATAGCATTATCATTTCGGTCATTCTGTTCTAGTCTATTCTCATGGCGCTCCAAAATGAGAGCAACATTCTGATTGCTCTCACTTATTTTGTCTACTGCTCTCTCAAGTTTGTCAAGCATCTCTTTAGAGAGATCTTCGTATATTTGAAACTTCGCTTCTAATACATCTAGGTCTCTACCAAATCCAAACATGACTCCCCTTATCAGACGTTGCGAACTGCGAAGTCAAGAGCTTTCTGATAAGATGAAGCACTCATGTTTAACATGACACGGAACTTATCTCTGTTCTCTGGTGATAGACTTTCGTATGCAGCTAGAATTCTCTTTGCATCAAAGACGCCGATTCTACCAGAGGTGCCATCGTTAAATACAAGATTAGCAAATGATGTTTCAGGATCTCTACCCCACCCAGTTCCTTCTTCAGCAACTTTGAGAGCAGTGGTGAATACATCTACACCACCCGCCGAACCAGTTCTAGGTTGAGCAATCATTTCACCATTCTCCGAAATTACATTACCTTCTGGTTCAAAAGAGTTCTTTTGAGTTACTTGCTTAGCTGCTTTTTGTTGCTTTTGTGCTGCTTTCTTTTTAAAGTCTGCCATACGAGCACGAAGCAAAGTATTCATTTCATTTCCTTTATCCTGAGCTTGTGCTTTAGCATCAGAACGCTTGCGTTGCAACTCTTTTTTTGCTCTCATCTGCTTAGAAGCTTTGATCTGCTTCTGTGCCTTTTCAGTTTCGGATGTTGCTTCCGAAATAATTTCCATATTCTCTTCAGACATTTTAGTTTTCCTCCTGGTCATAACTCGTTGGATTAGTTTTTTAGCACTCTTCTTGCGACCATCAATCTTTTCGTCTTTGGTCTTTTTCAAGTTTTTCTTTTTCTTTGCTGTGTTAACAAAGACAAAGGCAGGAGGAAGTGCTAGTGACGATCCATCACCTGCCATCATTTCATTCACAGTAGTTTGAGAAGTTTCAGACATTGTTCGTCTACATCTGTTGTATCTACATTTTCTGGCAATCTATCTAAAAATACCATAAAAGCTTTTAAGATTGACCAGTATTGCGATTCTATTTTATAGAATAGAAGCAGCGTTGCTGCGTCATTGAATACATTATATAGCGTTATAATATGATTGAGAATCAAATGATGTTTCAACTCACCAGTGGTTTCATAACGTCTCAATAATCTTTTTATATATTTGAACTTTTGAAGGTCTTCTTCAAAGTCATCATATGTAACAGACAACGGGTTGTTATAGTTTTTAATTGCAAATAACAACCAGTTGTCTGGAGTCAATTCATTGAAAATCATACATCATCATGCATAGGTAATTGAAGCAGAATTCGAGATAACCTCTTCAGTACCACCAGCAGATGTAATCTTCACGCGATACTTATAACCATCATAGGTTGCTTTAGCAGCAGCAGTAAGCGTAAGAGTATCAGTTGTAGATCCAGAGTATACCCCAGTATCAGTGAGATTAGTCCACTTAGTTGTCTGCGAAGCAGTTTGATACTGCCACTGATAGATCAGAGTTCCAGGTGTTCCAGTTGTAGAAGTAGTAACTGCAAATGTTCCAGTGAAAGGAGTAGCAGCACCAGTTACTGCAGCAGGTTGACCAGTGATAGTAACTGCAGACACTACATCAGCAGCAGGATTATCTTCTGTTCCACCTTGAGCAGTTCCATAGTCACCAGCATTAGCAGCAGTCTGATTAGCGAATGCTAGGCACTCTGCCTTGTGGCGAGTATTGCCATCGCCATCTGTGTAGGTTCTATATGCCCACCAACCTGGCCACTTGAGACCACGAACCTTGTTCTCATCTAGAGCAGCTTCAGTGTCATCAATGAAGATGAGACTTGTTCCTGTTGGGAAGTGTGCTAGTTGACCATTCTCATCAAGGAGAAGAGTTGCAACTTCTTTTGGTGCAGTTCTGCGAATAGCATTAGCAGCAAGAACAGTTCCTGTCGAACCTGCATATGCTGTTCTGAGTTTGAGTGATGTTGCTGAAACTACCGACTCAACAGTATACTGAACACCACCTAACGAAAGAACATCACCGTTCTGAACAAAGTCAGCGGAAGTTCTGTCAGTGAAATCACCAGTTGTAGTAACAGTTGTGCTACCGTTGGTAACACTTACATTTGTTGCCAACGCTTTAGCGTCGATTGTTCCGAAAATTGCCATCGGTTTCCTCTATAAAATATTCGTATTCTAAAAAGTATTTATAAAAAAAGGAGACCTTACTTCTGGTCTCCCTTGCGTAATACAGTTCTTAGAAACAACTGAATGAAATCTAAGATACCGTTTGCTTCAGTTCTTTTTGTTTTTGATAACCATTCAGATAATGATAACAGAAAACCAAGAACTATTGTGACACCCCAGTTCGTTAGAAAACAGGTAATCATGCTTGTGGTGTAAAGAGTTTATCCTTAACCAACTCAAGAACAACATCATCAATACTATTATCTGTTGACTTCACATACTTTGTTAGAAGTTCAATAACAAGATTTTTGACCGCTGGGTGAGTCGCAATTGAAATAAGTAGTGGTTTAACTACTGCTACTACTGCGCCCATGATGACCTCCGAGAATGGATGACGGCTTATTTAGGCTGCTTTCTTTGCCATCGAAGTGGCAGTTCCATACATCACATCTTTTGCTTTAGCACCATACTTTGATTTAAAAGAACTGAACTTCTTTTTCATTCCCTTGACAAACTTTTCTTTCTTTGCTTTTTCTTTAGCAGAAAGACGCTTCTCTTGAAGTTCTTCATCACCTTCCATTTCATATCCTGCCTTCACGCACTTGTCTTTACCATTCTCAGTGCCAGCATACTTGTAACCTTTCCAGCAAGCTTTGCCGTCAGCACCTTGCTCCTTACCTTCCTTGTTCTTACCTTCAGCAGCAAACTCTTCTTTCTTAACTTCTTTCTTTGCTTTCTTTCCTGTAGGTGGTTCTGGGTCATTAGGAGTATCAACATCAGGCATGATTTCGATTTCTACTTTCTTGCCCTCATCTACGGCTTTTTTTTTACTCTTACCGTATCCTTCTTGAACTTCCGCTGCCTTCTCCCACATTTCCTTGACTGACTTCTTACCTTTCTTAGCACGAAGTAGAGCAAAGTCATGAGCATCAACCTTGCCATTCTTATTGGCATCAATCTTCTCTTGATTGCCAGGCATGTCTTTTCTTTCTTCGATGTGCTCTACTTCTTCTGCGCGATTCTGCTTTGAAGAGTTGCAATCTGCATCACCATGGCGAGGGCATGATGTGCCAGCACCAGTGTGATTACACTCACTCTTTTCATTTAACTCTGCAACTGCTCTTTCAATCAGTTGTTTTGAAAACTCATCAAGGTTCATTTTTCTTTTACGGATTTCTTCTTATACTTATTTATAAATTCTTTTGCTCTTTCAATATTATCAGACCCATCGCGTTCTTTCATTGGTTCTGGATCACTCAAATAACAACCACAGTGTTCTTTAATATCTTTTACCCACGCACGAAACATCTTGCCTTCAGTGGTGACAGCGATAACATAGTTGACACCACGACGATGAATCTTTCCAACTTCACCATCAATGTTTTGAATCCAATCACCTTCAACAAATACATTACCAAGTCTAAAAGACTTTTGTTTTGATTGCTCTAATAAATCTTTTAATTTTTTCATTTTATTCCCATTCCTAATCTTACTTCTCTCATTAATTTAATAACATGAGAATTATCTAATGATGATGGTATACCTTTTCTAAATGTAGATGTATCTCCTTCTGCTGCAGCTGCTCTCATTTTACTCGCTGACATACCAGCAGCTCCATCGGCATCTGGATCTCTAGTGCCTGCAGACAAACACTTAACTTTTCTATATGTAAAATCTTTACCATTGTAGTCTAATAAAATTTTTTGGAAAGCTGGAACTCTATCAGATCCAGCAACCCAGACAACTTCTTCATATTCACCCTGATATTTTTGGAGAAGTTTTATGAAAGTATTTATTTCTGTATCATAAACAATATGACTAGCGTGCTCAGGAAAAATTTTTTGCATCCATTCAACCTTTTCTTTAAATTGCAAAGGGTCTTTCGGTTTTTTACATGTTTGAGATGGATAGATAAAATAATCCGCTCCCCAAAATCTAGCAATCCTAGCAGTATTGTCTAAGAGTTTTTTGTGCCCTATAGTTGGGGGATTAAATCTACCCCATGTAAATACCAATCTTTTCATTTACCTACCCAATTCTTATCTATCGTAAAGTTAGCAACACTAAATTCAAGTCTATCAACTAATTTAGTAGCAGTTCCATTTTTAATTGCAACAAAACCTTCAGGAGCTGTAATTTTAAATCCATGTTCTGTTCTTAAAAATGTTCTCACTGCATCCGCAGACTCCAACTTCTTAACGAAGAACAATTTTGCATTTGATATTGTATTATACAGAACCACCAATTTTTTAAATTGTTCCATATTATTTTCTATGATATCCATTCCATCATAAAGTTTTTTAAGTTTTGCTGCTTTCGTCTTTGGCATCTTTGCTTTGTCAACTTCTTTTTTCACAACCCCCTCAAAATATTTTTTAAAGTTATCTATAAATTGAGGAACATTATTCACCTTCTTTCCTTCTCTAACATAACTATTGAAATATGTTTTTAGTCTAGGACCAATAGTTAATTGATCATTTGCTTCTATCAATTCAGCAATAATATTCAGAAAAGATTTACAACCAGGAAGTAACTTAGAAGCAGTTGATTTCATCCCATTCAAAGTTTGTTTCTCTCTAGTAGTGAGAAGAATATTAGATCCTAATGTATCAACCTCAGCACTAATAACAAATACATCTTTAGAACTTTCAAATTGTGAAATGTCAACTCCAAAACTAGCATTCAAATCTGCGATAGTATTTCCAGTATATCTAGTATGAAATACTACGCCTATCTTCGCTCTCTTTGCTTTTTCATACATATCAGAATTTTTAGGAATAGCATAAGTAATTGTATTGGGTGTAAAAGTTAGATAGTCTTCTCCATCTATCTTTCTCTCAACAGCATCATCTGTAAAAAGTAAATCCCCCTGAATAATTCCTTTAATATTTAATTTAGGAAAATGTTTTAAAGCTACTTCCAATTTTGATACAAGACCTGGGGCATGACCATGATTTACTTTAATGTCTGCTTCTGTGTAATTAATCTTCCCATCCTTGTTGAATACTGATTTAGTTCCAACAAAAAATAATCCTGTTCTTGGATGCGTTCCACAAATTATTGCTGGAGCACCATCCCACTTAGTAGTGATTTTAAAATTACTAGTTTGAGTTCCACTAAAAGTTTTAGTGAGAGCATCCAAAAAGGCAAACGCATCTTTTGCTCCTTGCTCACCATCAAACAAGATGCTATCTTCTAAATGTTCTAGGTGAGTGTTCTTACTCATTTTTTGTAATAATCTCCATTAGTATGAGTTGGAAATACTCCACCAGATTTGCTTCTGATATTAAATTTAAATTCATACTTCTGAGTTTCAAAAGACATATCTATTCTTTTGCCTTTACCAGAAGCACCACCGTAATCAATTTGAACTGCATTACCAGTTACAGTAGATGCTTTATTCATATAGTCTCTATCAATTTCATAGAACTCTAAATTAGTTCCATCATAATGAACCATCCAATATCCATATCCTATGCCAGATGCACATAGTTTTTCTAGAGCAGCTTTGCCAGTAGCATTAAGATGTGTTGTTCTACTATGATTAGGAACTGTTGCTGCAGATGTTTTATCACCTGTATACTTATGAAAAACGGTAAGAAAATCTAAATAATCTATTCCAAACATATCCAAATATTTTTTACCGTCATCAGGAATATTCATTTGTTTCAATTCTGCCTCAGGAAAAAGAGAAATATTTGTTTTGCCCCTACCAGAAATACCACAATTAAAAAATGACAAAGTGCTTCCAAATTTAACAGAGAGATATACTGGCACCTTTCTAGGACCAAAGAATAATGTAATGTCAGTAAGAGTTGCGCCAATATCTAAAGTTGTTTGACCACCAGAAGAGATAATAATACTATCACCATCTAGTTTTAATGGTCTAGGACTATTCTTTCCACCATCATGTAATGCACCAACAATAGGTAATTTTAATTTATTTTGTAAAGTTGATATTATTTCACTAACATGTTCTGGGTAATTTTTTGGAGTTTTGCCATTTACATAAGAAATAAAATCTTCTGCTAGATCTCCTTCATACTTATTTCCCATGTTAACTTTGACTCCACCTCTTTGCTGTCCACCAAATTCATGAGTTTTAACAAAATCAGATATCTCCAAATAGATATCTCTATTCATAATTCCAGTTGATTTATTTTCTGGATCATAAATGTTGCAGGTAAACTCAATATTATTTTTTCCTCGCAAACCAACATTTGCTAAAGAAATAAACATTCCCTTAGCTTCTTTTTCTAGGTCAGAATCTCCTTTCATATCAATGAAATCAAACTCAACTTTTTTTATTTTTTTATCTTGCACTAAAGTAATTTCAAATCCATCAACGCTGACAATCCCAATGTCAGTGAGAAATTGATTTACCTTTCCATTTCTATTAAGTGCTTTGTCAAAAAAAGTTTTTAAGCGATTCATGTAATCGCCACCGTTTCTAACTAAATCATTTATTTTCATATGAAAAAACCTCCCCCAATTATTTAGGGGAGGCAAGAATCAAACGTCGTTAGCGACTCGATTTTCACTTCGCTCAATGCTGAAGGCACCTTCTGGATATCGTGCCGTCAGTTTTTCAAAATTCATTTGAGCGATCTCTTCAAACGAAATATCAAGAGCGATACATGCTTGAGCAATATACCAAAGAATATCACCCAACTCACGCTTCATGTGAAAGATATTTTCTTCGGTATATGGTTTACCTTGGAAAGCAATCTTCTTTACAATCTCCGTGAACTCACCACCTTCGGCAGTAATGCCACAAGCAGCAGTAAGAAGACGCTGAATGTCTGCACCTTGAGATTTCAGATCAGTAACCCGAAGAATAAACTCTCCTGTGTCGCGTGATGCAGGACTGGTAACAGACCCTACGAAATCAACATACTTATTAAAATCAACTGTCATAAAATAAAACTGGTAAATTTGCTTTTAGTATCTTTGCTTTGTTGTGCTGCCATCTCTTCGAAATCATATTCCTCTTCTTTATCAGAGGATAGGTCAACAGCGTTGTCAACATTATAGAGCTTCATTCGTGCTCTGTCAACCCCAACCAAGAAACGTTTATATGCAGTAGGATCATTATATCGATTCTTCAATTGCTTGACCATAATTTTACCATCCTTCTCCAAATCTTCTGTCGATATAAGAGCAAACATAAAGTCAGCAGTAGCAGGTAGACCAAAGGATTCCGAAGTATCAGTAAGATCCACGTCACTATTGCCAAAACCACTACGGGTTGTTTGCGTCGCTGAGACAACAGGAACATTGTGTTCCACAGCAAGACCGCGTAACTCTTCAGCAATCGCTTTAACATAAGTGTAGGAATTGACAATAGCACCCTTATACCTTGCACTAGCACAGATGTTAAGGTAGTCGATAAAGATGATATCTGGTTTAAACGTCTTCTTGAGTTGAAGTTCATTAAGAAGAGATTTGAAGTGACCGACATGTGCTGATGCTGTAGGATATTCTTTGATGATAAGTCTACCAGCAGTTTTACGCTTTAACTCATTAATACGACTCTGGAAGATTGTCTCTGGCAAATCAACAAGGTCTTTGATGTTGACGTTAAATAGGTTAGCATCAATACGCTCAGCAATCTTTTCTTCTGCCATCTCCATAGTTATGTAGAGAACGTTACGACCCATAGATAAACAATGAGCAGCAAGGTCACACATAAAGAGTGACTTACCTACACCAGTGCCAGCAAGAGCTACGTTAAGAGTCTTGTTTGGCAGACCACCTTTGGTAATCTTATTGAAGTATTCAAGGTGGAATGGAATCTTATCTTCCTCACGATGGTAGAACTCATATCGTTCTACACTATTCTCTAGATAATCGTGACCTACATGCTCGTCGAACGATACTGCCAGGGCCTCTTGAAGGATTGCTGGAATCGCATCCTTTGATACTTTCGGATTGCCTCCATCCGCGACCTTGATTGACTCAAGCAGGGCGAGATAGATTGCTCTATCTTTACACCACTTTTCTGTGGTGTCAAGCAACCAGTTGTATTCGATTGGATCGGTAGATAACTCAGCAATCGTTTTAACCGCGTTTTGATATACTTCCTCATTTAAATCTTTCCTTCCTTCAAGGTTAATCGTCAATACTTCTTTAGTCGGCACCAGTTCATAGGTGCTTGCGAAGTTCCAGACTTCTTCGTAGATCACACGTTCATGGATCTCATTGAAGTAATCTGGTTTTACAAAAGGAACAACCTTCCTGTAGAACTGTTCGTTGCACAGGAGGTTGCGTAAAATAGTCGTTTCAATTCTCTCCATCCACTACTCCATATAGAAACTCTTTGCGGGCACATTCATCAAGGGCTTGCATTATTTCGGGGGTGAAATATTTTTCGGGATCAGCAAGTATAACAGAAGGATAAACGGAAGATTCCCCAACAACCACCCGATTCCCCTTACGCTGGAATACTCCGTATTTCTCACCCAACTCCAATAATCCATAATACTTATCCAATCCCCGTGAGTCATAGAATAACCTCGTCTCGATGTCTGAGTTTTCTTTGGTGAAGCGCGACTTCTGTGCCTTCACTTTGATAATGTTACCTACAACTTCAGTGCCATCCTTTTCTTTCTTCTTAGACAAGAAAAGAATCGTAGAGGCAGCATACTTCAAACCAGTGCCGCCACCCATTTCTTTAGTCGGCACATAAGCACCAACCACTTCATATGTATGGTTGGTAACGATAAGAGGAATACCTGCTTGACCTAGCTTGAGTGATAGAATCCTGAAGATAGATTTGATCACCTGAGCACGAGTCATGTCGCGTGTCTCCTTGCCAGCAGTGGCATCGTCAATCTCCTTCGTGGTAGAGAGCATCCCCAAAGAGTCTAGCACAAACAGCAAAGGTGGTCGATCATCTTTCTTCAGTTTCATATACTCATCTACCACCTTGATAGATTGGGTGCGAAACTCTTGCACAGTTGTGACAGGCACAAGACCTACACGCTTGACATCAATGCCACGCGAAACCATCATGTCTTTAGACACAGCAGATTCAGTTTCAAAATAGATTACCTGAGCATCAGGATTACTATTCAAGAAATGTTTGACGATGGAGAGGGCAAAGAATGTTTTACCAGTAGAGGATTCTCCAGCAAGCGCGGTGATTTTGTTGGAGGGTAATCCACCATAGATACTCCCACTAATGAGAGCGTTGAGAATATAGCTCCCTGTATCAACAAAGCCGTCGCAATCGCCCGTTGCGATTCCGTCATCCGCCACACTTGCAAACTCATTATCTAACTCCTTAATAACAGATTGTAGGAAACTCATAATACCTCAACTAAAAAAACTACTTAAACTGCCTTTGCGTTCAGATTGCCATCCGATACATTCTAGCACATTCTTCAGTGGTTCGAAGAAACTCTTCTCAAACTGTAGCGTATAGTCAACGTATTTGTCAAGGTTCAGTTCTTTCGGCAGTTGTTGAAAGAACGAGATGACATTTTCACGGATGGGGTTAGGTGTCTTCAGATATAGAAACTTAATCTTTTCACCTTCTTGGATGATTGGATACTTGTGCTCCAAGTTATTCTTACGAATATAATAGTTGTAGAGCAATGCTCCTCTTACTTGAATTGGTGTGCCCTTCTGGTAAATATCAGCCGCACTGCGATACTTCTTCAATCCATTGCAACCACGAGGGAATGCAACGTCAAGATAGTTCTGCTTCTTAGTGTCTTCCTTGATTTCATTAATGAAGTCAAGCACATCATCATTCGTCTTAGTAATGATAATAGTGTATGCCTGCATCAGTTTGTCTCGGAAGTAAGCAGGAGTGGAAGA